AATAGTAAAGGATACATTGAGACAAATATTAAATCCTGTTGCGGAAATTGTAATTTTATTAAAAAAGATTATGATTATGATGTATTTAAAGATAAATGTAAACTTATTTATTGTAATAAAGGACACGTTTATAATATTAAAAATGAAGAAACGTGTAAAATTGTTAAAAGTAATAAAAAAACAAGTGAAGAAAAAACTGAAATTGCCAAGATTAAAAAACAAAAACAAAGGGCAGTAATGAGAGAAAGATATGGTGATGAAACATACAAAAAAATGAGAGCAGAAGAAATCGCATCAACAAGAAGAAATACAAAAATGAATGAAGTATAATTATTTAATAAATAATAAAAATGTCTATCTTTAATCATTTCGGAAAAGTAAAAATCAAAATATGTATATTATAAAAATACATATGTTTTACTCCTTATACCGAAGTTGTAAGCATTGCTGAGGCAGTTTTAAAAATATAAATACATATTATAATAAATACATATATTTTTATTATAATAAAATTAACATAACGTGTTGGTCCCCGTTTATAAAAATTGTTGGTCCCTTGAATGTTGGTCCCCACCGATCCACCCATACCACTCTTGATCAATTGCTATAAGCCAAACCACCCATTCCGCTCATAATTCTTAATACATTGTAATTGCGAGCATATACTCGAACCTTAGCAGTGTTGGTGCCAGATACAGTCGCATTAGAAAGAACAAGTTGAAGAGTTGCGTTATCAATTCGCGAGAAGTTGCATGTCCCCGACGGTTGATGCTCCTCAGGTCGAAGAGCAAACGAGTAAACGTTAATGCCTGTATCAGGGGAGCGAGAGTGATGTTGCCAAGGTTGAACTTGGTCGAAATAAGTTCCTTCACGCTCAGAGAACCGATCTTGACCATTGAGTTGAAGTTTAGCGGTAACAACAGGGTTCTCTCCCCAACAATGCATGTCAAGAGAGGTCTCAGCAAGAACAAATGTGCCAGCATCAGATACAGCTGAGCCTTGAGGAGAAGTCTCACCCGCCCAGTTAATGGTTCCATCATAAGTTAATCCTCCAATAGTCGCACCAAGTGATGTGGTAAGACCTGCTGTTCCAGTAAGACCATCTGCGCCGGCATCTTGGAATAATCCTGAAGGAGTAATGAAAGCATTAGTACCTCCATTAAGAGTTAAATCACTACCAAATGCTTTAATCGAGTTGGGAAGAGCATCAACCGCATCAGTATAGTTGAATGCTTGGGCGCCAAGTGCCTTGTTAAGAAGAGAACCACCAGAGGTAGAAGCACAATAATCTACATTACAGTCAGGTTGAACAACCCAAACAAGTTCTTTACAAGGGTGATTGAAGTTAAGACGAATCTTATTGGAAGACGAACCAACTGATTCCGCTCCAGTGTATTGAAGTTGTTCAATAAGATATTCGTGAGGATTTTGTGCCATACGTCTTCGCTCATCAGTATCAAGGTATACGTAATCTACGTAAAGAGAAGCAGACACAAGGGATTGCGAGTAAGCAGATGATACTTTAAGGTCTGAACCAGTTGAGGTTAAACTGCTTACCGCCCATAAACATTCATCAATCGCCCTTAAATCGATGTTAATTTTAACTTCGTGATATTGGAGAGCAATAAGAGGAAGAGCAAGACCAGGGTTATTACAGAACCAGAATTGAAGAGGAATGTAAAGAGTGGTTTCTGGTAGAGCATTACGAGGAGCGCACACTTGACGAGGAGCATCAGCGCCACAAGGACCATCTACAGGCGCGAAAGAAGGGTCAGTCATAAAGGTTAGTTGAGTAGTGTTTCCTACCATTTTGAAATAACCCTTCTCTTGGTTTTTGTCCATAGTTAATTGAACCCAGATATGCATCCAGTCGCCATATTGCTTGTCAATTCGTTGACCACCAATTTCAAGTTCAACATCATCAATGATTTGATGACCAGGGAAATCAAGCCACCGAGCATAAACGTGGGGACTTGAGGCTGTTCCCATTGTTTGGTTAATTTCAGGGAGAGTTACTTGAAGATAAGTGCGGTAAGCAAGATCACCGTTACGGGAGATGGTGCATGTTACACGACGACCAAAATCAGCTTGACCGTTGAAAGTTTGCTCAATAGATTCCATTGCGAAGTTTGTATGGCGTCTATAAGTTACTTTCCAAAAAGTAATCTGAGGATTACCAGTAAGATAAATATCTTGTGCGCCATAAGCAACGAGCTGCATTAGTCCTCCTCCCATGTTATATTATACTCCTAGAAAAAAAAAATAAAATAAATCTTTAAATTAAATATTAAAGTAATTACACTATACTTTATTAAAATGAATAATAAAACTGATATAACAATAGATGTGCTTTATAATCAAAAACTTAAGTATTTTAATCATAAAACCAGTATAATATTACCTAAATTAACAGAACAAATCAATGAATTAGAAAAGGAAAGAAATGAAAAAAATACTAAAGAAATCGATTTAAAAATAGAAATATTAACTAAAAAAATTAATAGTCTAAATAATGAAAAAAACAAATATTATTTGGATAATTCAAAATATTTATTTGATTATTTTGAAACTAAACAAAACATTGATAAAAATAATACTCCTAAAAAAACAATTAATTCCTTTTTTAATGTTAAAGAAGATAAACAACATATTTATGAAAAAATGAATGAAAGTGTTAAAGCATATCTAAAATTAAATAATTTTGAATCTCTTGACATAGCAAATTTTTCTTATAATAATTCTGTTTGTCAATATTGTAATGTTGGAGAATTAATTAAAGTAAATCATGATGGCATCATTATATGTAATCATTGTTTTACTAATCATAAATATTTGGTGGATAATGATAAACCTTCTTACAAGGAACCTCCTAAAGAAATTTCATTCTATGCTTATAAAAGAATAAATCATTTTAGAGAGATATTGTCTCAATTTCAAGCAAAAGAATCAACTGATATTCCTCATTCTATTATTGAATCAATACAAAATCAAATTAAAAAAGAAAGAATACAATTATCTAATTTAACAAACAAAAAAACTAAGGAAATATTAAAAAAATTAGGTTATAACCGCTATTATGAACATATTCCTTTTATTAAAGATAAATTAGGTATTAAACCACCTGTTATGACTCCTCAATTAGAAGATACTTTATGTAATTTATTTATGGATATTCAAATACCTTATTCTAAATATTGTCCTAATGATAGAGTGAATTTTTTGAATTATTATTATACATTATACAAATTATGTGAGTTGTTAGGGGAAATGGAATATTTAGATTTTTTTCCAATGTTAAAAGATCAGAAAAAAATAGAACAAGATGAAATTTGGAAAAAAATTTGTAATGACCTTAGTTGGGATTTTATTTCTACCATATAAAACTTATATAAGTTCTACTCTTTCTTCTTTATCATATACCCATATTTCATAACGATATCCAATTTCTTTTGCTTTAGATTGTTTCGCAAAAATATTATCTTTCTTTTTTTGAACGGTCCATAATGATTTTACTTCAATGCATAAATTTTCTTTAGGAATAAATATATCTACATAATGTCTATGTCTTTTATCATTTATTTCATACCATAATTCAGGTACCTTGTCTGGTTCGTTGATTATATCTTCTTCTGTATATGTTTTTAATAAATCATTTATAGCATAAATTTCATATCCTTGATATTTAATTTCTTTGCCTGAAGGTAATGTATATGTTTTAACCTTATATTGGGATGCTGTGTTTTTTGACATAATTATTTTATTTTGCATTGGGTGTTTTACTCCATATCTTTCCATAGAAGTTTTTTTAAACATTTCTTTAAAATGTGCACTTTGAAGAATGTGCTCTACTCCATATCTTTCAAGATTTGTCTTTTTAACTTTTTCTCTAATAACTGAACGTTTCATAGGATTGTCTACACCATATAAATTTAGTTGTGTTTGTTTTCCCTTTTCTCTGAATTCTTCTACTTGTAACACATGTTCAACGCCATATTTTTCAACATTATGTTTTTTCATTTTTTCGTTTATTTCTACGCTTTGTAAAGCGTGTTCAACGCCATATTTTTCTAAATGAGTTTGTTTTACCTTATTTACAGTTTCATTAAATTTCATTACGTTATCAACTCCATAATTTTTTATACACGTTTGTTTTGATTTTTCTTTAAACTCTTCAACCTGAAATGTATTTTCTGAACCATATCTTTCCATATTTGTTTTCTTCATTTTTTCTTTTACCTTTTCATTTTTTAAAGGATTGTCAACTCCATATTTTTCTATACATGTTAGTTTAATTTTTTCTTTTATATCTTTATTTTGAAAAGGATTTTCAACTCCATACTTTTCTAGATTTGTCTTTTTACCCTTTTCCCTAACTTCTTTATTTTTTAAAGGATTGTCGACTCCATACCTTTCAATAAATAACAATTTTGATTTTTCTTCACCCTTTTTAACAGAACAGACTTTACACATCGCACCGAATTCAAGCATAGACCGAAATGATTTATGAAATGTATTTTGACAATCTTTTGTTATACACTTTCCATCTATTTTTAATTCTCTGGTTATGTTAACTTCACTATAAACAGTAATAAGTTCAACTGAGTTATCAGTACAGTATTGCTTCAATGAATCTTTGTTATATTTACTCATTTTGTTAATGAATAAATAATATTATTTATAAAATCAATTTTTATATGGTGCGAAATTACCAATAAAATATTTTATAATTTGTTATCTGTTATGGTGTGCTAAAATCCCCCCGGGAAGCGAACTAAATTGAACCCCACGCCCATTCCAGCTCCATTCCTCGCACTTGCCCCCATCACAGGAATAAAAGTATCAAGAATACTAAATGTTGCTGCCGCAACTAATGCTAATAGCGCAATTTCATCAATCTTTAAAGATTTTTGAGGAATAGCAAATGCGGCAATAGCAACCATTAAACCTTCAACTAAATATTTAATAACACGTTTCATAATTTCTTTTAAATTTATATTCATTATTATAAATAATAATAAGAAAAAAAAATATAAATAAATGTAATATAAATCTATAATGTCTAAATATATTGATTTATTAGATGAAGATAAACCGATCGCAGAACAAAAGTTCGTTTGTTTATCATTTGTCTCTCCAGAAGATGTAATAAAGAATAAACAATTATTTTTTTTTGAACAATTTGTAAAACAATATGATTTTACTAAATCAATGGAGAAATTTACCCAATTTATTAATTTTGTTTCTTTTAAATATGAAATTAAGAGTGATGATTTACACGAACAATTTAAAACATTTGTAGAAACAGAGAGAAGTAATTTACATACAACAGTAGATGATGATTATAAATTTTTCGTAGATAATCAGGAAACAAAACTGGATGAAAAATATGGAGAAGAACATAATTTCCAAACATCTGTAAGAGGATTAAAAGTAAGAGGTGTATTTCCAAGCCAAAAAGAAGCAGAACTAAGATGTAAAATGATTCGAGAATTTGACCCAAACCACGATGTATATGTAGGTCCAGTTGGTTTATGGGTACCATTTCATCCAGACGCATATAAGACAGGTAAAGTTGAATATTTAGAAAAAGAATTAAATGATTTAATGGGAGAAAAGAAAAAGAATGAAGAATCAAATAAACTTAAATTTGAAAATAGAGTAAAAGAGTCTAAACTAAATGCGATTCAAGATAATATGAAAAAAGCGGAAGAGACAAACAATAGATTAACACAAACCATTAATGAAAAGGGTGAGTTAGTAACAATTAAAAATATGAATACCCAAGAAAAAAATCTAGGCATTAACGCATCGTTAGAAGATATTAGAAGAGAATTATTTGAAGGAGATGATATTGTTGTAGGTAAAACAGACCATCAGCATAAATAATAATTTATAAAAATTGATTAAGTAAAAAATAAGGTTATAAACTATAAAAAAAATGAATCAAAATAAACAAAAACACACTTCCCTGACTCATTGTGAACAATGTAAAAAAAAATCTTTCATTGTATTTACATGTAAATGTAACAAAATATTCTGTATTAAACATCAATTTCCTGAAATTCATAAATGCGAATTTAAAGAAGAGTTGTTTAAAATGGTAATTATTCCTCAAACATCAAAAATAAATATTATATAAATATAAGTATTTAATGACTACAAATGACCCTATAACTCATAGTGTATTAGTTGACGCAGCAGGAGTATTACGAACAGACATATCTTGCGTTGATTATAGTGGATTAATAGCAATAAGAACAAATCCTATACAAATTACAACAAGAGTTGGAAGAAAACCAAGTCTTATTATGGATATTACCTATAGTGTAAATGACTATAATATGCGTAAAAAGGCAGATACATTACAATATACAAAAAATAAATTACCTTTAACTAAAAAACAGCAATATGGAAGACTTTCTGATAATGGTTCATATTTTTATAGTAATCAGGAATTAATTCAAAAAAAACAATCAGAACTAGATTGTCCTAGTTTAGATTTAATTGTTAGACCACCCACAAATAGTGGTATTCACGATTATAAATTTCCTGGTTATTATTTAAATAATAGTATCCCTTTAAGACTAGTAAATAACAATTTAAATTCTTAAAATTCAAATCTTAAAATTCAAATCTTAAAAATTTAATTCTTAACAAAATTAAATTTTTAAAATAATTTATGCTCTTAATTTTGGATTTATACAAATATCTAATGTAGGAAATATTTCACCACTCATACATACGTCACCCGCATATACATCAACACAATCACGCTGACCATTATCATAACCTATATAACAAAACCCGTTTTCTGTAACATTTTGTTCCTTGCTATATGTTGATATTTTATCCATTTTATTATTTAACGTGTTTACCGCAGGAATTGTATTACTTGTAGGACACGTTTTGTCTGATAATTTATTAATTTTTTCTTCTAAATTATCAATTTTTGCTGATGTATCATCAATTTTTGTTGACGCAGCATCGACCTTTGATGATGTATGTTCTACCTTGGCGGTAGTATTATCAATTTTATCATTTTTATCAATTTTAGACCCAGATAAATAATGTAAAACCATATCTTTATAATAATAAACAACACCAATTATTGTAAATAATAATAACAATATAATTACATATAATAAATTAAATGGACTTGATATTCCAGTCATTTTACTGGAATTCGATTCCAGTTTAGTTTCTAAATGAAACGTTTTAGATGAATTAGTTACTAATGATTCATTATTCATATCATTATTTTCGTTTGGAGCATTAGGTATATTATTTAACATTTCTTTAACAGATTTATTTTTACCTATATTCAGATTTTTTCCTTCTCCATACACATTAGAAAATTGATTTTTTATTGTTCTAGCCATTTATATAATAGAATATATATTTCATATAATTTCTTTTTTTTTTATTTGTTCAAATGTCTTATTAATATTTTCATCTAATGTTTTTAATAGAGACATATTTTCTAAAATTGGTATTTTATAATCAACCCTGCTTATAATATACATTACACATAAATATATAATACATTTCTTTTTTTTGTTTGTTTTATATTTCATACTAAATAAATTAAATAATGGTTCTACAGTATATATTTCTTTAAAGGAAAGTAATATTTCCCAAACTATCCATATAATATTTGTATTTATGGCAAAGTCTCTTTTTACACATTGTAATTGTGTTTTGTTTTTAAGAAGTAATGTATCATATGTAATTATCCATTCTATCCAATAAAATATATCCATTTTATTTTTTGTCTCCTTTAAATGATACATTAATTCATTTAATGGGATGAAATATTCTTTAGGGTCACCATCTTTAAATAGACGTTGTATATATTCAACATTAGGAGCTTTTAAATTAGAGTATTTTTTATCTATTTCAAAATTAAAATTAAATACAGGAATATCTAAAATACATTCTCTTTTTGAAGAACATAAAATGATGGTTATAGAAAAAAATAATGTTCTAATTGCCTCATTATTTCTTAGGTCAAGGTCATTATTTGTAGAAGAGGCAATGCTCTTAAATTCAACAAATTTTTTATAAAGATATATAGGAATTTTTGGATTATATATATGTGTATATTTACACATTATTTCTATATAACTGTCCCATAGTTCTATTATACAATTACTACATAATAATTCTGCTGTCCAAAAAAAAGATTCTTCTTTCTTTTGATAATAAATATTATTTATTAATTCTTTTATAGCGTGTTGTTTTTTATAATTTGAAAATGTATTAGTAAAAACTTTTCTACTATCATTGATTTTCATTTATAACATAATATTAAAAAAAAATACTATATTATACATATGATTCTATATCTATTGATTTTATTATTCATAATATATTTATGTTTTACACGGAAAGAGGGTTTTACAAATGATTCATTTGAATATAAAACATATGTAGATGACAATATATATGACAAATATTATGCTTATATTTATGATGATATATGGAATATGATACCATTATATGAAGAACAAATAAATATAATGAAACCATATTTTGGTTCAACAAATAATTTTTTAACATTGAATTGTAAAACAGGACATATGTGTCAACTATTATATGATAATATGAGAGTAGTTGGTTTAGATAATTCTAAAGAAATGATAAAAATGGCAAAACATAAATATCCTAAAATAGATTTTATAAAAGGAGATTATGAACCATCTATATTTAAAGAAAATTTATTTACTCATATTTTTTGTCCTTTATTTACAATTAATTGTATTAAGGATTTAAAGCAGTTTAATCAATGTATAGATAAATGGTTAGTTCATAAAGGATATTTATTTGTAACAACTTATGAAAAATTTAATATATCAAGTGTTATAAATAAAAGTCCTTCGAATTGTTTTAAATCAAAATATGATTATACTGTTGAATTAAATTCTAAACTAACTGAAAAAATTATACATAATAATGATGTTAGAACCAATATACAATATCTAAAAAATGTTGATATAAATAATATATGTAATTTTGATTTAAAAATAATTAGAACTATTGAAATGCCCATTTTCAAGTGTTTTTTATCAATATTACAAAAAAATTAAATATAAAAAAATTAAATTTAAATATATTAAATATAAATATTTATCTACTATATTTACCTATACTAACAAAAGAATCCATAATATAAATAATAAATACTCCTAAAAAACAATATAATACTATTTCTTCATTTTTTTGATTTGTTTTTATTTCTTTCTGGTCCTCAAACATTTCAAGAATTGTATTCATTTTTTCAAGTAATGCTTGATTATTTGTTGGTTTAGTTACATTATATCCATTTGTATCATTCATTATCATATATTCATTAGTTTTGTATTGAGGTATAATTTTGATATTTTCTTCTGCTTTATAAAAGTTTGTTAAATCTTCTTCATTATCTTCCTTTAAATTTTTATGTATATCTGTTATAGTTGTAGGACTTTCTTGTAATGTACTTTTTTGTATTCCTTGTAAGTTCATTAATGTATTCTTATCTAGTTTATTTTTTTCACTTTTAATTTTGTCTTCTAAATCATTATTTTTATAATCAATTGGTGAAGCATAAAATGCTAGAGACATTCTTTATTTTAATTATATATATTTTTTTTGATTTAATATATATAATGAAACGTAAATCATCAAAAAAGACAGGAATTTACTCATTAATATCAATATTAAATGATAATAAATTTTTTGCTGGTATCATTATGTTAATTATGAATATAGGTTCTAAATATGTATCAATTGAATTAAGTAAAACACAAGAAAATTATATTAAATATTCATTAGGTAGACAAATATTAGTTTTTGCTATATTATGGGTTGGAACACGAGACGTATTTACATCACTTGTTTTAACTGCTATTTTTATTTTATTAGCAGATTATCTTTTTAATGAAAATAGTAAATTTTGTCTAATACCAAATAAATATAAGGAATTAGAAGAAAGACTTATTAGTAGCAAAGACGTAAATGATGCGATAAACACATTGAAAATTGCTCAAAAACATAAAAATAAAGATAAAGATGTTCAAATAAATAACACTCTTTACAAAGAAAATTTTATTTAATATATATATGTCACAAAAAATTACTATAAATCAAGTTGTAACAACATATCCAGTTGAAAATATGGATTTAAATGAAGTATTTAAAAGTTTGAATAAGGATACTAAACATACACAAACATTAGACCCGAACAAATATTATAAATCATTAACAAGTCAAATTTTAGTCAAGAAAAAAGAAATAGAATACACATTAACACAAAATAATTTTAATGGTCCATTATCTGAAAAAGACATTGAAACCATAAATAAAAATACTGAGGTTGAACCGTCTAAAAAATATACAATCCCTGAATATCAGCAGTATAGATATATTACATATAACGTTATATGTAACAAATTATTTGAAAATAATATTCAATATTTAGATAGTATAAACATAGATAGTGTATTTATATTTCCAACATTCGATACATCAAATAAAGGTAAAGATATGTTAAATAGTAAATATATTCCTTTTTATAGCAAAATTTTTGATGATATAAAAGAACCTAGTCAAATAAATATTTCCATCAATAACTGTTTTTTAGAATTAAAAGTATTTTCAACTAGAAACGAATCAAAAGATGATTATAAATCTAGAATTAAAAATAATTTCAGTGATATACAAAATGGAATAATTGAATATAATAAAACAACTCAAACAAGTAAGGAAAGAGACCCTACCCGTTCCCGACCATTTATAACAAAAATTTTTGTTATATTAGATACTGATAAAAAATCATTATTTACAGGAATTTATAATAAAATTTTGTCAAAGGAAAAAAAAGATATTTTATATAGTGAATATGAAATTTTTTGTAAAAATAATGTATTTGTATTAAAATCAATCGTTGATTCAGGTATTAATATTACAGCACCTATTATAAACAAAACTCTTATACAATTCAAAAAAACAAACAAAGCATCCATTTCGTTAGACACTGATAATTTGAACACGATTATATTGGAACTAAACGATAAATATAAACAAGAAACAGATATTGAATACAAAAAGTCTCTTAGTGTGGCAGATAATATAAAAAAAATGTATATATATTATCGATTAAATAATTTAGATAAAATAATAGAAAATAAAATTAAAACAGGAAGTAAAATCTTATATAATTTGACATATAAACCAAACCAAACAGAAATAACACACAAGGGATATTTTACTCTTGTGTCTGAAGAAAGAAAGACATATAAATTTATGTGTACCAGTAAACACGGAACCGAAGCTAAAACTAAAGATGAAGAAAATATGGACAGAATGATTACTAACACATTAGGAAATAAAGAAGAAAAGGAAGAAGAACCTATTACACAAGAGGAATGTAATATAATTGTTAAAATTAAATATAGTTTTAATCAAATTTATTTTACTAGTTTAACCCCTGGAAAATCATATAAAGGGATTATTGTTGAGGTTGGTAACAAAATATTAAGTGATAATTTTAAATGGTTTAAACATAAAGATTTAGATGCTTCTTTAGAAGAGAAAAAGGAAATAAAATATTATGAGGATATTCTATTTGATACAAATACTTTAATTGAATATTTAAAAAATGAAAAAAAATATACTGAAACAACTAATATAGGTTATGAATTTCTAAAAATTAACACTTCGTTAGACCTTATCAAATATTGCGATTTTATTCATTCCAAATTTAAAAATAATATTATTGAAAAAGATGAATTTAAATTTTTTAATCCTTTAAAAAGAACATTCACTGTGAATGATATACAAAATAATATATTGAAAATTATATTTCAACCGAATAATGCTATATATATACAAAACATTGCTAAAACAGAAAAACAAAAAACAACTTCTACAAAGGATAATTATAAAATAATAGATTATAAACCATTTACTTTTTCAGAAAAGGCATTTACAAAGGAATTTTGTCCTGTAATAGAAAAGGAAGGAAAAAAGGAAGGAACAAAGGAAGGAACAAAAATAAAAGAACCACAATGTTATAAGATTGTTAAAGATTTTGTTTTTTCATTAAAAGAGTTTAATAAGACTAAGACTAATGACCCAACCGATGATGAAATAAAACCATTTATAAAGTGTGCTGTTGTAAACATAACAAAAGAAAACATAAAAGATATTGACCAACTTAAAGCAAAAGGAGAATGTAAAACAAAAAAAAATAATATATTTTTAAAATATAAAAAAATATTTAGTAATGTGTCAGAAAAAGTTGCTCCTTTTTTTATTAATCCATATGCTGGAGGAACAAGAAATAAAAATCGAAATAAAATGTTTAAACTTAAATTAAAAACAAGGCGTTTGAAGGCGAAACGTTATAAATAAATATAAATATTGAATCTCTTTTAATGTACATTCTTCCATTATTTTCATTACACCTTCTTGATCCATAATTATAGGTCCAATACGACACATAATATTTGCTATATATGCCCATTCAGTTAAACACATTTCCATATATAAATAAAATGATTCTTTATCATAATGTTTATTATATTCTTCTATTAGTGCCTTTAAAAAATAATATTTATAATTTTTTATTATTCCATTAATAACTTTTTTATTAGGCGATATTACAGGTAAAAAACTCATTACCCTCATTTTTAATTCATAAGGTATTTTGTTCATAATATTCATTTTAAAATAGTATAAACTATAATCTTATATTTTATCTGTTTTTGATTTAAGAATATCTAATAGGGTCGAAGCAGCCTGTTCTATTTGTAAATAATTTGATTCTGTATCACGTTTTACTTCAGATAAATACTCTTTATTATCATTCATTGCTTTAAATAATTGTTTCTCTTCTCTTAATTTTATATCAAGTGATTCAAATTCTAATTCTAATGATGTTATATTTGCCCTTTTTTTTGTTAATTCACTTGATAATTTAACAATTTTATTATCCATCTCATCCATTTGTTTTTTTAATAGTTCTAAAGTCATTTTCTATAGAAATATATTATTATATTAGATTGTTAACGAAATAGTATTTTTATCACTTCTTCTTTTTCTTCTTGATGCCATATTAGATTGACCCATTAAATCAATCTCTTCTACACTAATTGCGCTCTCATTATCCATACTTATTTTTTTATTTAATCCTGATAATATAGTATTAATATTTTCAGGTCCTTTCATTTCACTACGATTTGAATTTTCATTTCTAGAATGTGAGTTTGAATTTGAATTTGGATCTTTTCTAAAATCATTCATAAAATTACCTAGACCTGGTGTAGTATTTTCCATTGAATTTACTGCTGCTTTTGTAAATTGATTCATTAAATCAGGGTTTTGTCTCATTATATCATCCATTCCAGGTATAGATGACTTGAACATTGTATTGGTCATATGTATCATCATTCCTGATGCTGCCAATTGAAACAAGATTTTTAATTCAGGCGCCATTTTTGCCTTTGATTTATATTTTTCGTGTAAATCAGCAAATATCTCATCATAATCTTCTACATTTTCGTGGACCTGTTCTGACCAACCATCTAATTTAATATCAAACGGGTCAAATTTATTATTTAAAAATTCTAAACCTGTAATAAGAGTTGTTAGTACCTTTCCTTGGAACTGAACGCTATTTTTTCGCTCTTTCTCTGAAACAATAAATTCATATTCTCCTTTCATTTCATCTAATGATGATTCCATTGTATATCTCTTGGACAATGTTACTCCTTTCGCATCTAATGCTTCTAATTTTCTTAAATACATAAATTTCTCTTTTAATAATTCTTCCTTTGTCATTTTTTCAACCTGTTTTGTTTCTTGCTCTACATTAATTTCATCCATATGTTTAAAAATACTTGGACCAGTATTTAAATTTGAAGTTTCTTTTGCTATAGGTATTTCTTTATTAAATGAAAACTTCTTTCCTGAATTTAGTTCAAACTTTTCGGTTCTATCTTTATCTGGTTTTTCATCAAAATTATTCATATCTAATTCCTTTAATTCATCTTCTAACGATATAGATGATGCCTTTTTGTCTCCTTTTTTTTTATCATTCATTAATAATTCAATGCCTCCACCAAAATCAACAGATGGTGTATTTAAATCATTAAGTGAATCTAAATTGATTTCTTCCATTTATATTAAATGATATTACTATAACTTTATATTTATCGCATTTGTAAATATATTTTCTTTTATTATATCATTTTTACATAAATAATCTAACAATTGTAAAAAACAATCAGCAAGATCATCCTTCTTTTTATGCTTTAAAAAATATTCTTCTTGTTCTAAATAATGTTCTTTAATTATACAACCTGTTATAAGAATTCCTAATTTCTTTCTCTCCTTATAGGTTGATTTCTTAATAAAACGTCTTAATTTATTACCCGAACTCCAATATATAACTTCTGAACCTTTTTGAATAAAATACATCGTAATCATACCTTGAATACTTTTCATACGTATAGCACTAGGACCAATCTGATTCTCTATAATAACTGTTAAAATTTTTTTATCTATAAATTCTTTTTCAAATAATTCATATATTTTCTTTCCTAGTTCAATTATATTTGCCTTATTCGCATTTGTTTCACATAATTCAATGACCTTCCATTGAATTATAGTTTTATCATATATGATAAATGCTAAATTTTTTATTCCTACATCAATGCTTAAATACATTATATTATTTCGTATAATGTATTTATATAATTATTAATATCCATATTGTAATGGTCTTAACATTCTGTTATTTAATTGTTGTTGAGACAAATACATATTTTTAGGCATTGACTCTTCATAACCATATGGTTTACTATTATCATTTGGTCCATCAAATATATAAGGAGAAGTGTTTTTTCTTTGGTCATTATTTATTTGATTCAAATTATTTGAATGATTTATTTTTATAATATTATTTGTATTTTTTATTAAAAAATCTCTATAAGTTGAGTTCTTCCAATTCATTTATATTAATAGAAGATTTTCCTTCAATCATTTGAATCATTTCATTTTTTTTCATTTTATTCCCATTAAGACCCTTGCTTGTAAGAATATCTTTTAATTGTTTTATTGTCATTTTGCTATAGTCCTCTTTATCCATATTTGTATTTGTATTTGTATTTGTATTTGTATTTGTAAGTTCTAAAGGTTCAACAAGTTCTAAATGTTCTACAAGTTCAACAAGTTCAACAAGTTCAACAAGACATTTAGTTTCAACCTTTTCAACCTTTTTATCAAACACAAATGTTTCAACTTCAGTTGCGTCTAAATTAATTGTTTTAGTTTTTACAGATTCAACTGAATCATCCGAATCATCAGAGTCAGAGTCGGAGTCAGAATCATATTGTGTAACTTTTTCAACCTTTCCTAAAATATCATTAATGTTCATTACCTTTGGAGGGGAGTTTTGTTTTAATAAATCATATAATACTTTGGCTTGTTCATTTTGAGCAATTTCTAAATTTTCATATTTTTTCTTAAAATAATAACATATTAAAGCAATTAATAAAAGATTTATAATCATACCTATAAAAAAACTACTAATATCTAAAATACCCGACAGATTCATTATATGGAGAGTGATATTTATTTATTTTTTATTGGACGCATTGTTAATAAAACTATGTTCCTCCAAATCTAGTTCCTGGTACCTGTTTTTGTTGTTTTTGTTGTTTTTGTTGTTTTTGGGGTTCTATTTTGGTTTTTGATTCTTCTATTACTTCTGCTTCTGCTTCTGGGTCTGATTTTTTTGATTCTTCTGCTTTTGCTTCTCGGATTGGTGGTTCTGAATTTTTTGATTCTTCTATTCCTTCTATTTTGGGTTCTGTGTCTGGTTGTTCATAAAATGCTGATAATAAAAGTGCCGCATCATTTATTGTGTCTTCTTCATCTTCATTTTTATTTTCATAAAATGCTGATAATAAAAGTGCCGCATCATTTATTGTGTCTTCTTCATCTTCATTTTTATTTTCATAAATTGCTGATAATAAAAGTGCCGCATCATTTATTGTGTCTTCTGCTTCTTTTTCTTTTGTTTCTGATTCTGCTTTTACTCTATCTGCTTCTGCTTCTGCTACTCTATCTGCTTTTACTCTATCTGCTTCTTCTTTTGTTGCTGCGTCTAATTCTGCTTCTTTTTCTTTTGTTTCTGATTCTGCTTTTGTTGCTGTGTCTGTTTCTGCTTCTTTTTCTTTTTCATCTATCTTATTTAATAATGATGATGCCATTAATACAGCAGCAATAGTATTTTCACGAGTGGTTGATTCTTCTTCATCTATCTTATTTAATAATGATGATGACATTAATACAGCAGCAATAGTATTTTCACGAGTTGTTGTTGCTGCGTCTGCGTCTGCTTCTCTTTCTTTTTCTTCTATATTAATTAATAATGATGATGCCATTAATACAGCAGCAATAGTATTTTCACGAGTGGTTGATTCTTCTTCATCTATCTTAGTTAATAATGATGATGCCATTAATACAGCAGCAATAGTATTTTCACGAGAAACAACTGAGTCTATAATTGGTACAAATGATTCTGTGTCTTGTTCTGATTTTGTTTCTGTTTTTGTTTCTGTGTCTTGTTCTGATTTTGTTGGTATTGGCATTGGTGGTTTTATTAAACTTTTTACACTTTTATCCTCAATATGTCTATCATCCAACATATACTTTCTAAATAATTCTATTTTGTCCCTTAGTTGGTTTAATGTAACAAATTTTTCATTTATTAATTCATCTAACTGTTGCATTATATATTTCGTAATAATATATTAATTATAATAT